GCACACCCTTTATCTTCTAAAAGAAATGATGATACAATAACAAACATGAGTGAAGAACACAGACATATAAAAGATGTTAGAGAAACTGAAGATTCATACATTATTGAATTTGGTAAAGCTGAAGAGATGATGGAAGATATGGAAGAAAACTCATATCACGATGAAGAAGAAAAAGCTCATCACGATGAAGAAGAGAGAAGCTCTGATATTGATAACGAAGAAATCTCAAAAGAAGAGATTGATCAAATAGCTGAAGATGAGTATGTGGCTAAAGAAAGCCATGAAGATGTCTTGAGATTTTACGCAGAAGAAAACCTGCAAAGGGCTTTTGAGTTTGATAGAAACAAAATAGACGAAGAAAAAAGAACAGTAGTTATAGGTGTATCTAGTGAAGAGCCTGTAGAAAGAAGATTTGGAATGGAAGTTCTAGGTCATGCAGACAATGAAATTAATATGGAATTTATGTCATCTGGCAGAAGTCCATTACTGCTTGACCATGACGCAACAAAACAAATAGGTGTTGTTGAAGAATTTGGGTTAGATGCAGAGAATAAAAGAACAGTAGCTAAAGTTAGATTTAGCAAAAACGCACAAGCTGATGAAGTGTTTAGAGATGTTGTAGATGGCATCAGACAAAATATTTCAGTAGGCTATGAAGTCAAGTCGATGAAAAAAGAAGATAAGAAAGGTGATGTCGAAACCTATCGAGTCAACTCTTGGACTCCTCTTGAAGTGTCAGCAGTGAGCATACCAGCAGACCAGTCAAGACTTGTTGGCTTTGCAAGATCGAAAGATACAAACAACGTTAATAATAATTTGGAGGACATTAAAATGTCAGAAAAAATAGAATTTAACGCTGATGAACTAAGAAAGAAAATTGCTTTAGACAACGAGCAAATCATTGATCTTGGTGTTAGACACAACAAGAGAGATTTAGCTAACGAAGCTGTTGCTAAAGGCATGTCAATCGAAGAGTTCAGAGGAATCGAAGAGTTCAGAGGTGTTATCTTAAATGAAATCGATAACCATGAGCCACTTGATTTACCATCAAATGTGGATATGAACGAAACAGAAGTAAGAGAATACTCACTTCTAAAAGCTATTAGAGAAAGTGCTGCTGGTACTTTATCAGGTTTAGAAAAAGAGGTTTCAGATGAAATCGCTGCTAAATCAGGTAAAGAAGCTAGAGGTTTCTATATGCCAACAAACATTGCTTTCAGGGCTGATCAAGTAGTCGGCACAAACAATGTTGGTGGTTTCTTGAAGCCAACAGATCACTTAGGAAATGAGTTCATCGAAGCTCTAAAAGCCAAGCTAGTTGTAAACCAAGCTGGTGCTAGAGTTCTTCAAGGACTTAAAGGCGATGTCGCTATTCCTAAAATGTCAGCAGAAACATCTAATGTAGGTTTTGTTGCTGAAAACAATGCACCATCAGAAGGAAATGCAACTTTTGCACAAGTCACAATGTCACCTAAGACACTGGCTGCACAAGTAGACATTTCAAGAAAACTAATGATGCAATCAGACCCATCAATCGAAGCTGTAATCAGAAACGATATCGTAGCTACATTTGCTAGAAAAATCGATGAAGTTGCAATCGAAGGTGGCGGTTCTAATGAGCCAACAGGTGTTCTAGGTGGCGTTGCTGCAGGTAACGTAATTACTGCTGCTACTAATGGTGCAGCACCATCATACGAAAATGTTGTTGAGTTAATTAGATTGGTTGAAGCATCTAATGCAATTCTTAATGAAGGTTCACTAAGATTCTTAGGTAACCCTAAATTAACTTCTAAGTTAAGAAGAGTTCTTAAGTCAAGTGCTGATACATCATCAAACTTCATTCTTGAGAACGATAATTCAATTCTAGGTTATGACTACCTATCAAGCACACTTGTACCAAGTGACCTAACACAAGGTTCAGGTACAGGTTTATCAGCAATGATATTCGGTGACTTTAGTCAGTTACTACTAGGATTCTACTCAGGTGTTGATGTGATTGTTGATCCTTACACAGGTTCTTCAGCAGGAACAACAAGACTTGCGTTCTTCCAAGATTTAGATGTCGCATTAAGAAATGATGTATCTTTCTCATGTAAGAAAGACTTAATCACAACTTAATAGCTGATTAATTTAATCTATAGGGCTACTTCGGTAGCCCTTTTTTTTGTGTATAATTAGATTATGGATAAAGTAAAATTCGTTTTTAGTGGCACACATTACCCGTTAGGTGTTAGACATAACGCAGGTGATGTTATCGAGATACCCGAAGATTTGGCAAAATCTTATGAATCAAATCGTTGGGGCAATATATACAAACCAAAGGGCAAGAAAAAGGAGAAAAAATGAAAGTAGTAGCAACAAGAAAAGTATGTTATCAAGGCACATGGTACAAAGCAGGTGAAGATTTTGAATGTCGTGAAGGCGACTTTGCTGGCTTAGAAGTAGCAGGCGTTGAAATTTATAAAGAAAAGAAAGTAGAAAAGAAAGACAGAGCTATTAAAGATTTTAAAGAAAGAGGTTAGGTATGGCTTTAGAAACTGAGAATGATCAATTAGGTTTCTTAGACACAGAAACACATGGTCTGACAGTATCTTATACGCCTAATGGTGGTTCAGCATCTAATATTAAAGCTATAGTCAATGATGAATATTTCGGTATTGATGGTGACTCAGTAGATATAGAAGGTAAACAAATATTCTTAACTTGTCGCACTACCAATGCACCTAACGCTGCTCATGGTGATACTTTTGCGTTTGAGAGCAAAACATTTAAAGTGGTAAATGTCAGACCAGATGGTACTGGTTTTACTGAAATGGTATTAGAAGAACAATGATTCTTTATAGCGAAAATCAATTAGACGAAGCGTGGCAGTACGATTGTAAACAACGTAGTGCTAGTGGTCGACATTGGATTGCTAGATCGGATTATGAAAATTTATTTGTTTTGTATTTAGATAATATGGTTAGTGGTGAAGAATTAATTAATTTAGATATTTACATACCACAACATATGTTAGATTCTATTGATGCAGTTATAGATTTAGAAACAGGATATACCGATGATTGAAAAAGTAGTTGATTCAGTAACAAATGTAGTCAGTAAATTAGTACCAGATAAAGATTTACAAGCAAAATTAGAACATGAACTTAAAACAGAATTACACAAAGCAAACATGGCTCAGCTTGAAGTCAATAAAATTGAAGCAGCCCATAAGTCTTTATTTGTCGCAGGTTGGCGACCTTTTGTTGGTTGGGTCTGTGCTTTCGCTTTGGCATATCACTTTATTTTTCAACCAATCATGGTATTTACCATATCTATTTATGGGCTTGCAATTACACTACCAGAATTTGATATGGGTTCTTTAATGACTGTACTAATGGGTATGCTTGGCTTGGGTGGTCTAAGAACTTTCGAGAAAGTAAAAAAAGTAAACAGAGATAAGTAATGCCTAAAAAAACTAAATTACAATTCACTCAAGGGCATGAACCAACAGCAGGGACTAATGGCAAGAAAACATCACAAGGTCGCAGAAACTTTGGTATTTCAACACTAAACAAGCACAAAAGAAGAAGTTATAAAAAATACAGAGGACAAGGCAAATAAGCTACAATAAGTCATGGCACACGCAAGACAAACAATTAGAGAACAGGTTGGCACTACACTGACTGGTCTTACCACCACTGGCTCTAATGTTTATCAATCAAGAGTTTACCCATTACAAGAATCTAATTTGCCAGCTTTGTTAATTTACACCAAAGAAGAATCAAGTGAAGCAATCGTTATGGGTAGTAATAGAGTTATAGAAAGGGAATTGACTCTAGCTGTAGAGGCTTATGTTAAGACAAATAGTAATTCAGATGACACTATAGATACTATTGCAGAAGAGGTGGAGACTGCTATTGGTGCAGATTCAACCTTAAATAATAAAGCAAAAGATGTATTTTTGGTTTCAACTGATATAAACTATGTAGGTGAGGGCGAAAACCCTGTAGCAGTAGCAACACTTAATTTCTTAGTAAGTTATTGCACAGATGAGAATGACCCTTCACAATTAAGATAAAGGAATATTATGGCAACATTTAAAGGTAAAGATGGCGTAGTAAAAGTTGGGTCTGACGCTATTGGTGAAATTAGAAATTTCTCAGTAGAAGAAACAGCAGATACTATTGAAGATACTGCAATGGGTGATACAGCAAGAACCTATGTAGATAGCTTGACACAGTTCACAGCTTCTATTGATGCTTTATTTGATGATTCAGATACAGCACAAACAGCTTTAACTATAGGTTCAACAGCTACATTTAGTTTTCTACCTGAAGGCGACTCTGCAGGTAAATATTCATTAAGTGGTTCTGGTATCGTGACTAGTATCTCAAGAAGCCAATCATACGATGGTTTAGTTGAGATAAGTTTTTCACTACAAGGTAGTGGTGCATTAACTATCGGTACAGTCTAATTTAATTAATGTCAGTATTAGATAAAGCAATCAAACACTATCAATCGCTTGATAGAATCGAATTTCATGTTGAGGAGTGGGATACCACAATCTACTCCTCAAAAATGACTGTTGGTGAAACAGCAGCAATCCAAAAAAGAGCAACAAAGAATGGCGTAACAGATGAAATCTTAATGGTTATCTATGCCATTATCATCAAAGCTGAAGATGCAGCACTTAAAAAAAAATAAACGACAGTCCAGAATATAGATCAAAGTTCGCACTCGCAGAACGTTTACATAAAACCTTAGAAGAAATAGAAGCCATACCTCGTGAAGAGTTTGTGGCGTGGTGTGCATATTTCGATATAATAGAGGAAGAACGAAAGGTTCAAGAACAAAACATGAAGTATTCAAGAGGTAAAATATAATGTTCGGTGCTGGTGAAGCAAAAGCCCATTTAAGCGTACATGGTTCGGATAATACAAAACGAGCTTTTAGTTCTGTTCGTAAAAATATTACAGGCTTTAATTCAGAATTACAAAGAACAGCAATAACATTTGCTGGTGCTTTTGGTGTTAAACAGCTTGTAGATATGGCTGATTCTATCACCGATTTAAGAAACAGACTTAATTCTTTTAATAACGATAGTGCTAAAACAGCACAACAAATGGATTTAATTTCTCAAGTTGCTTTAAAAACAAGATCAAGTTTTGAAGCCACTGGTGTGGTTTTCACTAGAATGATACAAGCAACACAACATTTAGGAATTACATCTGAAGAATTAGCAGCAGCATCGGCAACTGTCAACGCTACTTTTAAATTATCTGGTACAACTGCTTACGAAGCAGCTAACTCAGCTCGTCAGTTGGCACAGGGTTTATCTTCTGGTCGACTATCTGGTGATGAGATGAGATCGGTGCTAGAGAACAATGTTGTTTTGGCTAATTTACTAGCAGATGGGTTTGGAGTGACAGTTGGACAATTAAGAGAAATGGGTGCTGCTGGTAAGGTTACTACAGAAAAAATTATGCCGATATTGATTGGTAGTTTTCAAGAAACTACTGAAAAAGTATCCAATATGCAATTCACTATTGATGCAGCATTTACTTTGATGCAAACAAGACTCTTTGAAGCAGTTAGAAGATTTAATGAGTTTACAGGCATACAAGACAGTGCAGCAAATGCTATAGCTTTTGTTGCTAACAATATTAATCAAATATCAGTCGTTCTTGTCGGTGCTTTAGTGCCAGCAATCGGTATGGCAACAATGGCTATGTTTAGATTTTTGGCAAGCATGGTAGCTGTCGCTGTTGCTAACCCAATTACATTAGCTGTTGCTGCTATAGGTGCTGCATTTGGCTATCTATTAACCATATCAGATGAATTGAACTTTTTTACCAATGCTCAAATTGCAATGTTAACACTACAAAACGTCTTTGCTGATAGCATCAACGAAACATTAAAAAACTTCCAAATATTTTCAGATGGCATTTATATGGTTATCAATGGTGTTCGTGAATTTATGGGCTTTGATAAACTGACACCACCTAAACTAGAAATAGATGTTGCAGGCAATAAGGAAAAAATAGAACAGCTTAAGCAAGAAATTAAAACATTTACATTATTAGGCGAAGGTGAAAAACCACAGTTTTTGCAAGACATGGAGCTTTTTTTAGATGAGTTAGACCCAACAAGACTAGCAGAAACTTTAAATAGTAGTACCAAAGTAGTAAGTGAATTTTCAAATGATCTTGATGCTACCTTGACAGACTTTTTTGCAAAACAAAAAACTGTAGGTCAAGATGTCGGAAAAATAATTACTGATAGTTATAAAAAATTCACTGATACTATTACTGATTTTGTCATGGAAGGTAAAGCATCTTTTTCTGATCTATTTAAGTTTATACAGCAAGAATTGGTTAGACTTTATGTTCAACAAAATATAACTAACCCATTATTTACAGCTCTAGGTTTAAAACAAAAACAAGGTGGTGGACAAGTAGTTGGTGGTACACCTTATATGGTTGGTGAGAAAGGTGCAGAATTATTCATACCATCAACCTCTGGTAATATAGTATCAGCTAGTGAGTTAAAAAATGCAGCTAAATCAACACCAGCTAGTGAGCCAGTTAATGTCAATTTTACAATCCAAGCTACCGATGCTAGTGGCTTTGATGAATTATTAGTGTCAAGAAAAAATCAGATCGTAGCCATGATATCCCAAGCTATGAATCAAAAAGGTAAGGTAGGTTTGACTTAATGAGTGGTGCATTTCCAACAACTAAAAACCCAACAGTATTTAATTTTGCTTCTAATAGACCAAACAGCACAACTTATACATTGTCTGGCAAAAGGTCAGTTAAACAGTTTGCAGCTCAATACTTTAGCTTTAGTGTGCAAATGCCACCTATGAAGCAATCTGACTTTCAAGCCTTTCATGCTTTTCTAGTGAAACAAAAAGGTAGTTTTGATACCTTTACTTTTCAATACCCACTTAATAACTTAGGTGCTGACAAGAATAATGCTTCTGTTGTTGTCAATGGTGTTCATGCCATAGGCGATAGCACCATAGCAATGGATGGGTTCACTGTATCAACTAATGATGTTTTTAAAGCTGGTGACTTAATTAAGTTTAATGGCCACAACAAAGTTTATATGGTGACAGGCGATGCCAATTCAAACGCTAGTGGACAAGCAACTATATCTATTGAACCACCTTTGCAAGCAGCCCTCGCTAACAACGAAGATATCGACACCAATCAACCATCTTTTACTGTCGCATTAGTGCAAGATGATTTGTTATATGCTACCGACGCTTCAGGTTTTTTTAGCTTATCTTTTGATGTCAGAGAGGTCTTATAATGGCTAGAAGTTTATCTTCTGATATCCAAAATTATATCTTGCAAGAAGGCATCAGGATTGTGCATTTGGTTAATATCCAAACCTCAACTCCTATCACTGTCACCAACCATGTGAAAGATTTGAGCTATGATAGTGTCAGCTATTCAGCAGGTGGTAATTTTGTCGATTTGCAAGAAGTGCAAGAATCTGGTGATTTAGAATATTCTAGTTTGAATATATCGTTACAAAATGTCACCGATGCAGTTAGGGATATTTTTAAAGGTGAAGATTTTATTAATAAGACAGCTAAGATATATGTGGCTTTTTTAGATGCTAATGAAACTTTGCTAGATGCCTATTTGTATTTTGATGGCACAGTCTCAGGAGCTTCTTTAGCACAACAAAAAGATGCAATGTCAGTTAATATAATCTTGGCAGACCAATGGAAAAATTGGGATATTATCAAAGGCAGAAAGTTTACTGGCACATCGCAAAAATCAGTTTACAGCACCGATAAGGGCTTAGATTTAGCACATACGACCAATGAAGATGTGAGGTGGAATAGATAATGATTGAATTTTTTAAAGCAGCGTATCAAGCCTTTAAAACTTGGACAGCAGCCAACCCTAAAACTTGGGCTTATATCAAAGCTCTGCCCGTCATAGCACAAGGGGTACAAGCACACAGCACCAACAAAAAGCTCAAAAGAGGGCAAGACATCCTACTAACTAAGTTTGGAACAGGAGCAGGCATACCTGTTGTTTATGGAACTAGAAGAGTGGCGGGGACAGTTGTATTTATGGAGACTGTTGCTAATAAAGAACTTTTTGTGGTTTATGCTTTAGCAGTTGGTGAAGTAGAAAAGATATCAGATTTAAAAATTGATGGTCGGTCAATAGGCGATAGATCGGTTTATCGTGATGGTTTTGTTTTAAGAGAAGAGGGCAATTACTTTGGTGGGACAGTAGCTAGTGAAAACACTGTTGATATCGGTAATGTTTTAGGTGGTGCAGGTGGTGATAACCCTAGAATGGTCTTTAATTTGCATCATGGAGCAACCGACCAAGAAGCAGACCCAATGTTATTTCATGTCTTTGATGGCACTAATAGCAGACCTAACAGTTGGTCAGCAGATCATAAATTATCAGGCATAGCTTATATAGCTGCTAATTATGAATACGATGCTCGAGGTATGTTTACAGGCATACCCAACCTAACTGCTGTTGTTAAAGGTAAAAAGGTTTTAGACACTAGAACATCAACAACAGGCTGGTCTGATAACCCTGCTTTGATTCTGCATGATTATTTAACGAATGATGAATATGGTAAAGGCATACCGACAGCTAATATCAATACTACCTCTTTCAATACAGCAGCCAATGCTTGCGAAGCTGATGTGCAAACAGAAAGCTATACAAATGTCACAGTCTTACAAGCATCGACATCTGACGATACCTTTGAAATATCAGATGAAGCAGTTTTTGACAAAATTAAAATAGGGTCAACAATTAATTTCGTTGCCAACAGTGTTACTTACTTTTCAGGCAAGGTCGTTGATAAAGATGATAGTAATTTTTTATACGATGAAGCTGATGACTATGGTCGTACCTTTTTTATTACGTTAGCTGAAGGTTCAGTTACTACAGCGATTACCTCTGGAACAACAGGCACAATTACAGAAGTACAAGATAGGTTTGAAACCAATGCAGTTATTAATACCGATGAAACAGTTTTAGAAAACACCAAAGATTTAATTGCTAATATGCGTGGTATTTTTACCTATACCAATGGTACTTATGCTATCAAGGTCGAAGGCACAGAAACGCCTGTGCTTAATCTCGATGAAGATGATATTTTGCAAACTGGTATTGAGCTTGCCATAGAAAACAAAGAACAAAAATACAATAGGGTTGAAGTTGAATTTTATAATTCATCTAAGAACTACGAAGCTGATACAGTCGTGGCTGAGCATAGCCCATTGTCCGATGATGGTGGTGAGGTACTAGAGCATAGAGTGCAGTTTCCTCATGTTACTAACCAAAGGATTGCTTACAACCATGCTAACGCTATCTTAAATAGGTCAAGAAACAATAGGTCTATCGCTTTTGTTGCAACACCAAAAGTCTTAAAAGCTAATGTCGGTGAAGTCATCACTATCACCAGTAGTGATTTAGATTTAAGCCAAGAACAATACAGAATCACACAAATGACTATTCAACCTGATTTAAATATTCAAGTTTCTGCTGTGGAATATCAAGGTAGTATTTATGGTTGGAACAATCCACCAGCAGAGGTGATAGCACGACCTGTTGCTCCACCTGACCCATACCGAGTAGAACCTGTTACATCCTTAACATTCACTAACAAAAACTCAACTACAGGGGAAGCAGCTAAACTAACTTGGACAGATTCAACCAAATACCCAAGCTATGAGTTTAGGGTGCAAATTGTTGATACTGGTGGTAAAACCAGATACGACAGAAGGGTACAAGACACATATTTTTATTTAGATGGTATTTCTGTAGCTAATGGTTATACAGCTAAAGTTTCTGCTATTAATACATTAGGCATTGAATCAGCAACTACAGAGATCAATGTCAATGTCACCACAGCACCAGTCACAACACCAGACATAGAACAAGGTTCTGTCGGTGGTTTCAACTTTACTGCCACTAAAATGTACTATGGCACAGCAGGCAATTTCAACAATACCGATACAGCAGTTTACTTTGATAATGCAGGGCAGTTTTCTTTAAAAGATAAGTTGTCTTGGAATGGCACAACCCTAGACATCTCAGGTAACTTGACAGTAGAGAACACTATCACAGCAGATAAGATTGTGGTTGATGGCATTAATTTAGACAACTTAATAAGTGCCACTACGCAGTCTGGCTCAATTTACTTGACAGAGTTTACTGGCATTAAGATTGCAACTTCTGGTAGTGGTAGTGGTTATCCACCTTTACTGAAG